GGAAGGACTGGTTGGTTATGATGATTTTAATTTAAAGAAATATAACTGGGAGGTCCGTCCTTTTCTCGATGTAGCGGTCATCAACGGCATAGCTTACAGTCACTACTTTACTTCTGGTGTTATGGGTAGACCTGTCAGTAGTCCTAATCTTTTATTACAAAAGAAACACATGAGCTGTGTGATGGGTCATGTTCAAGATAGAGCTATCTCATTCAGTAAGAAAGCTGATGGCTCTAGGATCACTGGTCTATTTGCTGGTATCTTCTATCAGCATGATGAGGAGTATCTTAATCCTCAGACTAACGGTAGCTGGTCTGGTGTGTGGGTGTTTAATGAAGTCATTAGTGGTAGCTTCGACGAGATGCCTGTTTCGATAAACTATCTAAGGAAACAATATGGAAATTAAAAAGGTACTACAAACCAGGGCAGGTACTTATGGTGAATATAGGGACGTAAGTCAGATCAGTCAGGACATAAAGAAAGTAATTAAGAACTCTCGTAATTACCCACTAATGCCAGCTTATATGTTAGAGTCTCTTGAGTTAATAGCAAACAAATTAGCTAGGATTCTTAATGGTGATCCTCTCTATGATGATTCTTGGAGGGACATTTCAGGATACTGTACTTTAGTGTTGATGGAAATAGAAGACATGGAGAACTCAGATGAATCTCACGATTCCTGAACTTATAGAAAAATTATCTGTAGTAGATGAAATAGAAATAATTGAAATGTTAGATCTTACGTCTTTAGATATATTAACTAGATTTGAAGATATTGTAGAAAACAATTATGACAAACTTATAGAGGAAATAGAATGATGGATTTTTATCAAGAGTATATTGCTAAGTCTCGATACTGCAGATTCGTGCAGGATGAGGGACGTAGAGAGAACTGGTTTGAGACAGTCGATAGATACATGGACTTCATGAAGAACCATCTGGAGACTAAACATAACTATGTGATACCTATGGAGACAGACTCAGAGTTACGTGAGGCTATCAAGAACTTAGAGGTTGTGCCTTCTATGCGTTCTATCATGTCAGCAGGTAAGGCTCTGGACAGAGACAACACAGCAGGGTACAACTGTAGTTATCTACCTGTTGATGATCCTAAAGCATTTGATGAGGCTATGTACATACTACTGTGTGGCACTGGTGTAGGTTTCAGTGTTGAGCATAAGTATGTTGACAAGTTACCTGAGATACCTGAGAAGTTATTCAAGTCAGACACCACTATCGTTGTTGCTGACAGTAAAGAAGGTTGGGCTAAAGCATTACGCCAGGTTATTGCATTGCTGTACTCTGGTGAGATACCTAAGTGGGACTTACGAAAGGTCAGACCAGCAGGTGCTAGACTCAAGACCTTTGGTGGTAGAGCTAGTGGACCAGCACCACTCAACGAGTTGATTGAGTTTGTAATTAACAAGTTTCAAGGTGCAGCAGGACGTAAGCTCAACACACTAGAGTGCCATGACATTATGTGCAAGGTAGCTGAGGTTGTAGTAGTGGGTGGTGTTAGACGTTCAGCTATGATCTCACTGTCTGATCTGGAAGATGACAAGATGAGACACGCTAAAGTAGGACAGTGGTGGGAAGCTAATCCGCAACGTGCATTGGCTAACAACTCTGCTGTGTATGCTACCAAGCCTGATGTCGGTCAGTTTCTAAACGAGTGGACCAGCTTGTATCACAGTCATAGTGGTGAGCGTGGTATCTTTAATCGTGAGGCTGCTGTAGCTACTGCTAAGAAGAATGGTCGCAGAGATACAGACTTCGAGTTTGGTACTAACCCATGCTCAGAGATTATCCTTAGACCCTATCAATTCTGTAACTTGTCTGAGGTAGTAGTACGAGATACAGATACCAAGTACGACCTAGAACGTAAGGTCAGACTAGCTACTATATTAGGAACGTATCAGTCTACAATGACTCACTTTCCTTATCTCAGAAAAGTATGGCAGAAGAATACTGAGGCTGAGAGATTACTAGGTGTGTCACTGACTGGTATCCTGGACAACAAACTTATGGGAGAAACCAGTGAACAAACTAAAGCAATGCTTGAGGGACTCAGAGATGTTTCGGTTGATACAAACTTACAGCTATCCACTGAGCTTGATATCCCTGTATCTGCTGCCATCACTTGTATTAAGCCTTCTGGCACTGTTAGTCAGCTTGTTGACTCTGCCAGTGGCATTCATACGAGACACAGTAAATATTATATCCGCAGGGTACGAGGCGATAAGAAAGATCCTCTTTCCACCTTCATGACAGAGCAGGGTATACCTTCTGAGGACTGTGTGCTACGACCAGAATCTACTACTGTCTTTAGCTTTCCTAAGAAGTCACCAGACAATGCACTACTGCGTGATGACTTGACAGCGATACAACACTTAGACTTGTGGTTGATGTATCAGAAGCACTGGTGTGAGCATAAGCCTTCAGTCACTATCAGCGTTGAAGAGCATGAGTGGGTTGAAGTAGGCTCATGGATTTGGAAGAACTTCGATGATGTCAGTGGTGTTAGCTTTTTGCCATATGACGGAGGGACATACAAACAAGCACCCTATGAAGAGTGCAGTGAGGAGGAGTATAAAGAACTGTTGCACAAGATGCCTAAGAGTATTGAGTGGGACAGTCTCATCGAGGTTGATGACAATGTGGAGGGAGTACAGACACTGGCTTGTACAGCAGGAGTGTGTGAGATTTAATCCTTCTTATTATTAACTAGATCAAACAAGGCGCGAACTTTCTCTTCTAACACGGAGATTCTCGCGCCTATCTCTGCCTTCCAGGTTATTGCTAAGAACACTACGATAAGGAGACCTGAGATTATCTCCCAGAAGTTGATAATGAACTGCTCCATTACTTTAAATATGTTTCAAAAAATTGTTCATTTCTGTCTTTAACTTCTTTAACTTCTCCTTTATCATTTTCAAAATATCTTTTATATTCTTTTCTAGCGGTAGCCATATCACCTTTTAATACTGCCTCTGTAAACTTAGGAAAACTTTTTAAACTTCCTAAATTAAACGTAAAATCAAGAAACATTTCTTTTTGCTTTTGATTGAGAGTATCGTAATCTATCGGTTGTTCCATCTCATACTCTTTATAGTTTGTCTTTAAATCACTCTTTAACATCTTCTCGTACTTAATTAAATCTTCTCTAAATATTTCTTTTACTTGTTCTTTTGTTAGAGTGTCTAAATCAAAACCATAAACAGAATTACTATCTATTTCATCTTGAGTAAGTTTATGCCCTAGTCCTACTGTATCAAGACCACCTTCAGGAGATTCATATCTAAAAGGAGTTTTACCTTTACCTGTTTTATATCCTTCAACTCTTTCTATGTAATTTATAAATCGATCATCTACAGGATCTACTATCTGTGCTTGTCTTGACATTAACACTTCAGTCTCAGGCTGAGATATTACATTACCAAACGCATCATAGTTAACTGGAGCGTTCTCTATTACATCTGACGCAGCAGCCTCAGAGACAATAGAAGGTAAAGAACTTTGTCTGTCTCTGTAAGAATCTATCTCCCTAGCTAGTGCGCTTAAAGTAGCAGTATCTGCTCCAGCAGCAGCTAAGTCAGCATACTCTTTTTCTAATGTCCTTACTATTTCTGTAGGCGCGTTGTTAGAAAGTAGTTCGTCTAGGTCTAAAACTACAGGTTCTATTTCGATAGTGTTTACTCCTCCTTGTCCCTTATATGGCATATCCATGCCACCAGAGTCAAGAATACTTCGTCTTCTTTGCTCTGTCTCAGCTTGTTGTAACATCCTTCTTTCTTCGTTTGCTCTTCTTTCTATCGATATGTTGTTTTTTACTAACTCTTCTCTTCTTCTTCTATCTTCTTCTATCTTAGCATCATACAGTCTTCTTTCTAAAGTGGATTCACCAAAACCTCGATCTTTAGGTGCAGCAGCGTCTTCCCGGTCTCTAATGTTCTGCTCTATTTGTAATTGATTTAAACGATACTCATCAAGAGGATCAGGGATCGCCCCTGCTAGTACCTCTGCGTTACTGAGCATTCCTTGAGGTTTGTTTCCTACGCTGTATCCTCCGTATCCTCCTACCATCCCTGCTGTTTGATTGTTGCCATAGGAATTAATATTGTTACTGAGAGAAGTTGCCGGGGGTGGATTACTACCGTAGTAGTACGCATACTCACGAGGAGTAGCCTGACCAGCCTGGGCTTGTTTATTGCTTGCTGTCACATAATCTATCATGGCTCTGTTTTCTGCTGCTGTCCTAGATCCCATGCCAACATTTTTTAATCTGCCTACAAGGTTTGTTAACAAATCATCAAACGGATTAGCCATTACTGATTCTCCTCTTCTGCCATCTCAGTTATACGTTGAGCTGCTCCTACTTGACTAAAGGAATTAGACGGAACGGTTTGAGCTGCTTTCTTAGCTAAACGACTTGCTTGTCCTGTTAACTGTGCTGCCTCTCCTACAAGTCTAGGAGAAGCCATTGCAGCTGCTATTGCTGCACCAGGAGTGAGAAGACCTGCCAGGCTTCCAGTAGCTGCGCCATATCCTACACCTCCTGCACCTACGATTCGTCCTAGCATTCCTTTAGGAGTCATAGATGACATGTCTTGTCCTGCTATCTTGTTTATAAATTTATTACCGCCTATTTTTTCTAGTTCCTCAGCAAGCGTAACTCTTCTGCCATAGTTAGTCTGGACATTATCTCTCATGATTGATAACAGTTTTCTTAAAGCAGTGTCTGGGTTTGTTTTACTTCCTTGAACACTTAAAGTTTTCTTTAACTCTTTCATTGCTTCAGCAGCTTTACCGTATTGTTCCATCACTCCGATGTAGTCAGGAGCAACTTCTTCAATAGCCTTAACTACAGCTTTTCTAACAGTCTCTGCGTGTGTCTTACCACCTGCTGTTGAAGCAGCTTCGCCTATTTCTGCTATTGCTTGTTTAAGTTGATCCATTTGAGCTACGGTACTGTACCCCATTTCCTTTGCTTGTTTTACTTTCTGAACTAAACTATTAATCGTATCCATAGAACCATCGGAGAGTTTGTTAGCATTCTTTGTTATTTGGTTTAATGCGTAATCTATCTTGTTATACATCACCTCTATACCTGACTCAGAAAGTTCTTTCATTCCTGCTTCATAATCAGCGTTCTTTTTTTGCCTTAGTGTTTCAAGATTAGCAAGAGCATCATCAAGTATTAATATCGGATCCTCTCCTTTCATGTTATCTCTAAACTGTTTTAAAGCTGATCCGCCTTCTGCTCCAGCCTCATACGCTTTCTCGATAGATTTTCTACCTACTCCAGACGTAAGGCTAAGAATAGCCGGTGCTGTAGCTCCTGCAACTTTTGACACTCCTTTACCAACAAGAGGAGCAACAGCCACTACCGGGTCTAGCTTAGGCGCTACATCTGCTACAGCTTGCGCTCCCTTAGCTAGTTTGCTCCCAGTGGCAGCAGTCTTAGCAACAGTAACAGCGCCACCAGTAAGAACAACAGAAGCGTCTGCAAGTATGCTGGCAGGGTCTTCAGCTAACGCTCTTTTAAAACCATCCCAGGTTGTGTATTTCTCAGCAAGCTGGTTAGCCACAGCGTCAAACATTTGTTCAGAGTCTTCTCTGCTTTCTACATCAATACCGAGGTTGCGTAATCCTTTTCTTAGACCACCTCCTATAACCTGACTCAGTGTTACTGTAGTGTCTATAGGATTAGTTACAGCTTCAAATAGATCACCAATTAACCTAGCTGACGATGCAGGTAGATTACGTCCAGCCTGAGACAAGGCTTGGTCAAACCTCAGCTCTTGTGGTGGCTGCTCTTCTGGAAACTGTTCTTCTGGTAGTTGCTCTTCTGGAAACTGTTCTTGACTTTCTCTTTCTTCTATTTGTTGTTGTTGATACAACCTAGCAGCAGCTTGTTTTATTTCTTCAGGTTTAGCATCCGCTGGTCCTTCAAATGTTATGACTTTACCGCTGCTGTGTCTTACTGAATATTTAGCCATTTTGTTTTTTCCTGTTATTCGACACTAATGATTTCAAACTCTTCTGGTGATACTGTCACCCCGGACATAGGTCTAACCTCACCGATTAACTCATAAACACCTGCTATGTTCCTTCCCTGGGTGCGTGTGAATTCAGCGTTCCTTCTGTACCCTTTCTGAGCTATTTCTAATTGAGCTGCTAACATCTTTTTGGCTGTGTCCTCATCTGTTAATTCTGTAACAATGTTTTTCCTAAAGTTTTGAATCTCAGCATCAGTCAACGCAGATCCGTACAATTTATTTCTTACCATCGCCAAGAACTCATCATATTGAGTCCACCACAAAACTGAATCTTGAACCTGTTCTACGCTTTTACCTGTGGCTCTTGCAACAGCTCCTGGAAACTTTTTAGCTTGGTTAAGATAAAACCTAGATAACTGAAAATAACTAAGATCGGCTGTTTTATTAAGTCCTTTAAACTTGTTTATGTGTGCAGCGTCCTCTTTAAACTCAGTCATTGTTTTATCTGTTAGGTAATCTCCTTTGTCTTCCTCATTTAATTCTTTTTCTATTTTTGCTATGTCAGCCTTTGTCTTGTTTATATCTGCAAGTGTTTTTTGTTCATCGAGTCTAGCTTTCTCTGCGTCTTGTCGTGTTTTTATTTTCTTTGCTGTGATAGCTTTAGCTTGTTCCATTAATTGATACGCTTCACGAGGGTAGCCTGATTGCCCCAACTCTTGAGACATTTTAGCAATAACGTCAGGATTAGATATATCTTGAGACTCATACTTTTTAAGTATCTGATTCATGACGGTGGATCTTTCCATCTCAGGAGAAGGAGACTCACCAAACAGTCTAAGATTTCTTAAACTCTCCCCGGTTTCGACACCAGCCCTGGCTAGTCCTGCGTACATTCCTAAACCTGATCCAGCGTTAGACAATCTATTTCTGTAGTCTAACCTGGCAGCTTTTTCTTGCTCTTGTCTTTTTTGGTATTCTAACTCTTCAGGAGTAGGTCCAAAAATATCCATTAAATTAGTAGCCATAATTATTCCTTAATATGAGGTTTGACCAAACATCAAACCAGGTGTTGACATACCTGCTGAGTAAGGGACCGCTTGACCTCCTCCAAAACTACCACCGCCAAAGCCAGGAACACCTCCGCTAAACAATCCACCTATCTTATCTATTCCTCCCTTAACAAGACCTCCTACGTCTTCCATTAGCTCTTTATTTTTAAGCAATCCAGTAGTTACGTCATACTTGTTTTGTGCTTGAGCCATAGCGACCTTACCTTGATTTAAGGCTGCGTCTTGTAACGCATCAGCACCGTACTGTTGCCCGGTCATGGCAGTTGCTCCAGCGTTTAATCCCATCTGGAATGGTTGTTGAGCTAGTTCTTCTAGTTTAGCTTGCTCACCTAAATAACTCTGATAAGGAGCAAGAGAACCTTGCATTAAGTCGTACCCGGTTCCTAGAAGACCAGAAGCCTTGTCTAGCTGTTGCGTACCGAAGTTAATTCTGTCTTGAACAGCAAGGTCAGCATTCGCTAAAAGCTGTAAGTCTCTTCTGTTTCTACCTTCTTGTAGTGCCTTCAACATTGGATTACCACCAGCGCCTACACTTAAACCAGTAGTGCCTCTACCAAAACCTTGAGCAAGTAATCTTTGTTCTGCTTCAATATCGTAAGGTCTTAGAGCATCCATCTGTTGTTGCATATAAGTTTGTCTCATTTGGTCTGGTGTTTCACCAAGATAACTTTGTCCTAAGTTAAACAAACCCTGAGCAGGTGCGCCATACTGTTGAGCAAAAGGAATTGCTTGTTCAGCAGAAGACAATCCTGACTGCTTCATTTCTTCAAATCTTGCCTGGTCAGCGAGCACAGAATCCGAGGCAGTGTAGCCAGCTTCTGTTAGTTGTCCAGTGGTAGGGTCAACCTTGTAGTTAGATTGACCATAGAGTGTCTTGACATCGACAGGTCTAAAGAAACCTTGTTGACCAGCTTGTCGCATCCGGGCAGC